CAAGGTATGTAAACTTTACTTCACCCCTTCCGTAGTCTGCTTCTGGATCTATATATACATAAAAATAACCCAATCCAGCAACTGCATAATCATGTACAGCTTGCTTGAACTGAGTTGAACCGTCTGAGATATCCCAGACATATTCCATAATAGTACGCCATACTGCAGATAAACGACTATCAGAGTCTTCCCTCCCTACAGCTAAGAATCTTGGAGATCTTGAAGTAAGTAAAGATTTAAGTTTATCAACAGCGGCGTAAACTCTGTCTATAACAAAGTCTGCCTGTCCGACAGCTTGTAATGCATCGGATTCTGCTTCGGTATAATGATTTCCGAGCACAAAGTCTATTGAATCTCTTGCTTCCGCATCCCATTCAATTCTGGCATCACGCCACCTGCGCCAGAGTTCTCTAGATCTTTCAGTTTTATCTTTTTGCTCGTCTATGTCGTATTGAGGCAAATTATATTCCTAAATATATAATATATATAATATAAGCCAAAATGGCAGGTTTGTCAAGTACTTTTTTTATTTTTTTTAAATACTCGACTAAATCTCCTTTCCCAATCCTTGATTGAAATGCCTCTTCTAGGAGAATCTCCCTTACCAGCATCAGACCTTTTTGAGAAGACAGATTTATCTTTTACGCTGCTTTTTGTCCTGTCATCCAATTTATAACTTTGTTTTTAATCTTTTTACCCTTTTTCTTATCCATTCTCTCATCAAAGTCAGACACATCAAACTTTCTGCTTAATGGAGCTCTTGAACTAACACACGCATACCAAAGACCATCAAGAAGGTCATCGTTCTTTCCTTTTGGGAATTGAAACATTTCATCCACAAGTTCGGTATGTGTTTTCTTAATATACAATTTCTTTCTATTAACTATAGGACAAAGCAGAGCTTCAAGCCTATCTTCCTTTTTAATCCTTGTTGGCGGTCTTTTGCCACGTATAACACCTGGCATGAGCTTTCTGTCCTTAGAAGACAGTTCCATTACAGCATCCTTTATAACTCCTTGCGCTCCTACTTCTTCCAGTGTGGCACGCTTAATTGGCTGATAGTCCTTTGCATACTTCAATATTGTTCCAGGCATCTCGTATAATGGAGAATGTTCCCTGTAATAATCAAGTATATAATAATTCTTGTCACTATCAATACCCATAACCATTATAACCTGATAGTCACTTCTTTCAGTAGCGCCGTACGCAAGGTCTACACCTATGTAGACGTGCAATGGAATAGCATCGTCTTTTGTCAATAAATACGCAAATCCATTTCTTCCTACAAATTCTCCATTGTAATAGTTAAGTCTATCTGTTTTAAACTTTATATTCTCAAGATCTCTTGCTTCATTAAGATATTCCTGTGCAAACTTATGAACAAGGCCCATATCTTGGAACCTGCTTCTTATATCAAGAAGTTTCTCTTTCGAAAAATAAGAAGGCCAAAGTGGTGTATCTTCAACAAGTGCCTTTTCATACATAACTTCCCAAGCATATTTTCTATTTTCTTTCTTTGCAATCTCATATCCGTCATAAACACTCTGGAGGAATGAATCATAGTGGACAATTGTGCCTATAAGCCAAACAGCACCTTCATTTCCTTTTGATTCTTCAAGTGCTGGTTCTACCGTTGACATCACCCATTCCTTGATTTCCCTGCGTCTCTCTGGTGTTTTGGTATTTAATTCGGATTCAAAGTCATCAAGGATGATTTTAGTATAACGCAGTCCAATCTGAGAACGTCCACGTAATCTTTGATTAGTACCTTTTGCTATTACCCTGTCACCACGTGAGGTGGTAAATTCCTTTTCTGTCCACTTTTGACCTACAAGGTCTCCAAAGTAGTAATTGAGTGCAGGATTATATTCTATATGGTTCTGAAGGTATCTTATATGGTCAATTGCCTGTGATTGCTCTTCAGCTACCCAGGCTATGAATTCTTTCTTTTCACTTGGATTAAAGTATAATTTATGGAGGAGTGCTGTTTTTGCAAGTGTTGATTTTGCATGACCCCTTGGAAGTATAATGCAAACCCTTCTTTTTGTCGTATCAAGCAAAAGATTGCTTAATCTATACTGGTAAGGTGCAGGAACGCTCTTCATGAAGTCATCAGGAAGGAACATCTGGCCAAATGTAATTATATCACGCTTTGCTAATTCAAGTGCTTTTTCCTTTTCTTTAAGCCCTGACGAATTTATGTTAATAAGCCACGTTCTCCCAATCGTTATCTGGAATCTTTTCGTAGACACCGTCGTTCTGCAGTATGACTGGACCAGCAGTATACATCCATGCTTCTATTATTTCACCGTCAGGCATCTTCACATTTACTGTATCTCTCTTATATAATCCGCCTTTTACGTTTTCATACTCGTCATAACCACCAATTTCGTAGTCTTCTATCGTTTTTACCTCTACAACTATCTTATCCTTCTCATCTCTGATAGCTGCAGGGAATGCTTTAGTCATAGCAGGGTAAACAAGTGTATAACCGTGAACTTCACCCTTCTTAGTCTTAAAATCTCTTAACGTGCCGTATACTGCAATATTCTTCTTCATTACGCTAAACCTGCATTTTTAGTAATTCCAATGTGTTTTAACTCAAGTGAGTGGTCATATATACTTAAACAGTTTGTGCACTGTACGTGAAGATTGCTCATTTTTATTGTTATCTCTGTTACTGGGATTGAATTGTCATATAACGGATACCCGCAAACATCACAATCTCTATCCTTCAATCTCTCTGCTAGCTTTCGCAAGTTTTTTAACCTCTTTACCTTCAATAGCACTTAATTGCTCCTTTGTAAATCCCTGGAATACTGTTACAGATTCAGATCTTTTTTCAGTATCTTTCATTCCTGCAACAGTTACTAGTTCTTTTAAAAGATTAACCTTGTCGCCGTCACGTGCGTGTGGGTTCTCAATTATGTCTTTCATCTTTTCCAGTATGTAAAGCGGAGTTATTTCCGCTTCGTTCAATACTTTATCTATTTCTTCTCTTATCAAACTTCTTACCCTCTCTGTACTTAAAAGTAATTTTGACTGTCTGTCTGCGTATTCATCATTATCTGTAGGATATGCCCTCTTAAATGCATCAACTATGTTTTCTCCAGTTGCAACATACTTGGCAAAAAGGAATTCACGGCGAGTTGGGTTTTTTCTACCTTTAATCTGTTCATATGCATAATTTCCACTTGGGCTGAATGTATATATGTTCTGCCTCATTTCTCCTTTCATTTCTACCTCTGGTCTGCATATGAATGTTCCTATAATCGTTCTTATGTATTCTACCGACTTATACTTCTGTTTTGCCTGTTTTCGCCTGAGGACCTGACAAATCTGACCATCATCCGATAAAACCCAGTCACCTTCCTGCCCTGTCCGCCAATCTGGCACAATTTCAGTTTTGGGGTTATATTCACGGAATTCAGGTTCATTGTCGTAAAGAACGTATTCAGTCTTTTTTATTCTTCTTTTCTTCATCAGAATCTAATTCATAGTCAATAAGTGCCTGCCTATACCCTAAAAGCTGATTATATTCTTCAGTGAGCCTTTGAAGCTTCTCTTCTATCTCTTTTAGCTTTAATTTCTGCATCTTTCTTTTTACGCTTCTTATCTAAGAATTTTGATATCTTATGGGTATCCTTTCTCATTTCTATGTAACTTTCAAGGATAGTCTCTATTATTGACATTCTTTGGAGCATTTGACCAAGAATTGTGTCAATTGAGCCAATTCTCTCTTCAACCCATCTTTTTGGCTTGAGTCTTTTTTTCATTCTTGTTCTGGCTTATCTGGCATTCCTGACATACCACACGTATGTTGGTCTTGCCCCATACAACATTGTGGTGTTTCCATTTTCTTGCTATCTTCTGTAATAGGTGGTGTGCCTATACAAGATGTAAAAATAAATAACCCGAGTACCAATAATAACTTTTTCATTACATTGGCACCACGTTTGTATTGCAGTACTCTTCTATTTTCTTATGAAGTCTTTCAAGTATCCTTACATCTGCAATATTGTGGTCAAGTACGTATTTTAAGGATTTTGGGTCTCCATACATTGCTCCGCGCCATATTTTCGGGTCAAGGTTTGTTTTTCCTCCAATTCCAAGAAACTGGGTTGCAGCTTTCAAACTACTCCTGTGTAACTGCATTTTCGAGCGAACGAGATAATACAGGTCTTTATGGGAAACTTCACGAAAAACAGGGAATCTTAGATTGTATTCCATTGCTCGTGTCCTTATGAAAGGAATATCAAACCCAGTTCCGTAATAAGTGAAAATCAAATCATACTGATTAAGAGCGTCTATAAGGGTCTGAACAATCCTCTGGTCGTAGACACCATCGAATAATTCCTGTTTTGTTATCATATCGTGCCTTACTTCACGCTTATCCCTTGTTTTTATCGCCCAAGACAGCATAAGGCCTATATTTGCCTTTAAGTTGGTTGATTCAATGTCAAGGTACCCTAAACGAACTTCGTGACCAGTTACGTACCTTTTTGGCTTCTTTAACCTAAGATTTTCAATTTTACGTGTTACTGCCTTGAAAGTACGGTTATAGCCCATTCTTTTGAGCTCTGCGTAGATTGTGTACCTTGATTTCGCAGTAGTTTTGTATTTTGAGAGATGAAGTATCTCCTCTTCAGACCACCTTGACATAATCATATTATTTTTTCCTATCTTTTATTTCAGACCAGATTGATTTAACAATATACATGATAACCGCTTCTATTAACAAAAAGAAGTTCTTAATCATACTCAAGAGGTCTTTAAGCATTTTCCACGTCTCCACAGGTAATC